TAACTTGGACCCTTGCGCAGATCCCGCCAACACTAAATGCACTAACTTTTTCACGGAAGCGGAAGATGGGCTATCGAAAAGTTGGGAAGGGTTTACCGCGTTTGTTAATCCCCCTTATGGCCGAGGCCTCGATAAGTGGATCGAGAAAGGATATATGGAATCTCGTCAAGAAAATACTCGAGTAGTGATGCTAATCCCCTCGCGCACCGACACTAAGTATTGGCATCAATATGTCATGAAGGCCGACGAGGTATACTTTGTAAAAGGCCGACTTAAGTTCGGGGAAAGCAACAATAGTGCCCCCTTTCCGTCCGCCGTTGTGGTGTTTGACGGAACTGCACAACAGCAAGTTTTTGGTGCCATCAATCGATAAGGAGATAAAAGAATGCCCACAAAAGAATTAATAGATGCAGCTATTTTAGAGTTGCGAGCGAAAGCGTTGGAACAATATAGCGTCCTTAAGGGTACCCTGAGCCGCCCCCCGCAAGAGGGAGATGCGATGACCCTCGCGGCCGGAGCCGTCAAACTGGCACAGTTTGAAGGAGGCCTCATCACTCTCCAGCAATATTCCGCCTCCCTGTTGGAGCCAGTCCGGACCCCGCCCACTCCCGAGCCGGTGGCCATAACCCCTGAGAATTCTGAAAGTATGAAGCGCACCCTCGAAGCCCACTCCACCAGACAGTATGAGGAAGACGAAGAAGAGACAGATGAACCGTAAAGAACGAAGATCAATGGCGCGCCAGACTGACAAGCAGTCAACTGATGCGATATCCCAGAAAATGACTCAGTTTCATAATCTGCCAGATTCGTGCTCAGCATGCATGCATTCGTTTGACAAGAAAGACAAAGACATGGTTCAGTCATGGTCGGTGGTAGTAAAGCAAGAGGTTGTTCGTCTCTTCTGCCCCGATTGCTTACAAAAAACAAAGGAGATCATAGATGATTATACCCAGACTCAGCCTGAGCGCCCTTGAGAAAATATTGCAGGGAGAAGTAACTGAAGATGCTACTTGTGTTGTAAAGTTTTATTCCAATGGGTGCCACCTGTGCCACGCGCTTCAAGAGTATTATGCAGCCATCGCAGAAGAGGAGCGCTATTCGGATTTACATTTTTTTGCTTTTAATGTAGATGATCACCCAACTATTGAAAAGAAATTAAAGTTTGATGGAGTACCAACCATATCGGTCATCCGCTCTCAGCAAGGAAAGCGAAAAAGCGCCGTCCGCATTATGCCAGAACCAGACAAGCCAAACGACAAGACATGGTATCGCGTTTCTGAAATTAAGAAATTCATCGATAAGGAAAAGTAGCCAATGACACTCGCTTTATCTTATGACGACGTGCTGTTGGTTCCTCAGTACTCTGATATTCGCTCTCGCAGCGAAGTAAGCATAGAAACCGACTTGGGTAAGGGATTGCGACTGCAGCTTCCTGTTATTGCTTCTCCAATGGATACCGTTTCCGAAGCGCAAATGGCAGTCGCGATGACTACCATGGGGGGGACCGCAGTAATTCATCGTTATAATTCGATAGAGGCTCAGGCCCGTGAAGTAAGGATGGCCATAGATCTTGCGGTAACGACCTTCAAGCAGGTAGGCGCCGCGATCGGCACTTCGGATGATTATATAGAGCGCGCTAAAACGCTTGTGAAGGCCGGCGCCACTTTCTTGTGTGTGGATGTCGCACATGGCCACCATGTGATGGTCAAGGAGGCGCTGGGGATTCTGCGTACAACTTTTGGGAGCGACCTGCATATCATGGCAGGAAATGTGGCCACGCTGCAGGGAGTGAACGATTTGGCTGATTGGGGCGCCAACTCGGTCAGATGTAATATTGGAGGGGGCTCGATTTGCTCCACGCGTATTCAAACTGGCCATGGCCTTCCCGGATATCAGACTATTGTAGAATGCGCCAAGACTGATCGCGATGTAAAAATTATAGCAGACGGAGGAATTCGCACATCTGGCGACATGGTTAAAGCCTTGGCTGCCGGCGCCGATGCGGCAATGTGTGGATCGCTGATAGCCGGCACCAATGAATCCCCGGGAGAGATATTTAGTAGGAAGGATGGCACCCGATGGAAGACTTATCGCGGAATGGCCAGCAAAGAAGCGCAAATTACATGGCGCGGGAGATATGCCTCCGACGAGGGAGTGTCGACCGCCATTCCATATCGCGGCTCCGTCATCCCTATTTTAGAAGATCTGGAAAGAGGACTACGATCCGGGTTTTCATACTCTGGCGCCCGAACTTTAGATCAACTACACGCATGCGCGCAATTTGTCCAGCAAACAACATCGGGTCTTTCAGAGGGCCACACCCACATTATAGGAAGAAGGTGGTGATGTCACAAGATGAAGCTTACGGCAAACCAACCAAACGGATTGTGTTCACCACCACAGAACATCAGCATGCAAAGTTGCTCATTCGTCTTAAGCAAGACGGCCTTCGGCAGTCAGATTTTTTTAGATGTCTCATCGAGGGGTACATAAGTGACGACGGAAGACTACAGGAATTTATTGCACAAAATAGCGGAGTGTCGCAAAAGCACAAACTTAAATCTAGCAAGCTATCACGCAAAGGAAAGAAGACCATGATAGATTTGGGTCTTGATGAGGGAGAGGTAGCAGATCTCTTCGACGTAATTGCCCAGGAGCACCCAGACTTATGAAAGGAAATGGCCTCCGCGTGTGTTCAATGGAATGCATGAAAAAAAAGAAGACATGCAAACAAAAAGATTGTCGATTATGGATCGATTTTGCGGAAGACTACAACTGCTGTTTGGTCGCTATTTTCGAGAATGGGCCGATGACTTTGAGACAGATTGGGGATAGAATTGGAGTGTCCTTTGCCCGCGTAAAACAAATAGAAACCGAATCCCTTAAAAAAATGAAAAAAAACAGATTGCTATCAAATTAGCTAATTTCACATTTTATGGAAGTTAGCCAAAACTCTAACTATTTATAGGTGATGAGTTGCCACTTGAAGGAGAAAGAGAATATGGCTCGTAAAGCACTATTAACAGAAAATGAAATTCGCAAGTTTATGAAGCTTGCTCGCATAGGTCCCGTTGGCGAAACACGCCTACAAGAGATGGGAGTCTTTGGCGAAAGAGACGAAGACGAAGAACTCGAAGACGAGCTTCACGCAACTGAAGACGAACTAGGAGCCGAAGATCACATGGCTGATGAAGAAGGCGATGCCCTAGACGATCTTGCGATGGAGCCGGATGGCCTCGATGGCGACGTAGAAGTCGGCGGAGGCGAACTGGATGCAGAACTTGAAGACATGCTAGCTCAAGGTGTCGAAGCTCTCGCGACAGCCTGGGGTATTGAAGACCGGGTTGATGTAGAAGGCGGTGAAGGGGGTGAGGAAGAACTAGGCGAACCGCTCCCAGACGAAGAAGAAGTCGCTATGGATGTAGGTATCGAAGATGTAGGTATCGAAGATACTGGCGAAGAAGTAGTTGTGGGCGCCGAGGAAGAAGAACTGCCCGGCATGCGCAGCTACGACGAGAATCAAATCGTTCAAGAAGTGGCCAAACGCGTGGTTGCACGCCTATCCCGCCGCCAGAAGAAAGAAGATCTGTCCGAACAGCTAGCTGATAGAATTCTCCAGCGATTAACTGCAAAATAATATTGACATTTGCTTTACGAAACGTTATAATATAATGGCCACACAATCGTGGCCATTATTTGTTTGTGAGATTATATGGAAAACTGGCTTTTTGGTTTATTAACATTTATATTTGGATACGTTACGTGTAAAACTTTTTATTTCGTAAGAGGCGCCCGACTGTCCCTTGTGATGATGAGGGCATCTCACATCATTTACCTATCCTCGTTAATTAAAGCCATGGAGATGATGTCTTATGCGCGCGAGATAATGCGGGAGCACATGCTGAAAAGCGAAAAAACATCAGCGGAGATCAGCTCCTTCGAATACAGATTTGAAAACGAAGTGTCACACTTGCGTATACGCTCCGTGGAGGCCTTGCAGTCTCTGCATCCGCCCGTCTTTAGGCAGATGATCGACTTTGAGGATTGGAAGGGGGCCATGGAGTATTTATCCACGCACCAAGAGGCGGTTCTTAAATTTTGGGAGCGGGATGATCAATAAAATTCGAGAAAAAGTCAATACCTTTATCAATTCCATTGAGGAAGAGACAATGCACCCAGAAAATGTAGTTCTTGTAGAGGCACCCGGCGGCACTCCGGAGCCGGACATGCGGATTGTGGGCCTCTTCTCGGATGTTTCCGAAGAAAAAGTAGCGGAGATCGTCCAAGGGCTTCTTTATATGGACGAGGTAAATAAAGCCGAAAAAGACTCTAAAAAGTGGAAGCCGATTGAGTTTTATATTTCCACTTACGGGGGAAATGCTGACGATATGTTCGCCCTCTATGATGTAATGCGGATCTTAAAAAGTGAAGTTCACACGGTTGGGGTGGGAAAGGTTATGTCAGCGGGGGTGTTGCTGTTGGCTGCCGGCACCAAAGGAAAAAGAAAGATAGGAAAATACTGCCGCGTTATGATTCATTCTGCCATGGCTGGCAATCACGGCTCTCTTCCCAACTTGGTTAATGAAATGGAGGCGCTTCAACAACTACAAGAAGATTACATCAGCGCGTTAGTAGGCGAAACCCAAATGACAAAAGAAGATATTAAAAAGATGTTAGAACGCAAAGTTAATGTCTATTTATCTGCAGAAGAAGCTGTAAAATTAGGTATAGCTGACATAATTATTTGAGGTTTTTGAATGTCTGATTTGAGAAACATATTAAAAGAAGAGTATACCAAAAAGCAAAGCACCATCTCTCCGGCAGAGTTGGTGCGCGTAGTGGAAAAGTTGATGGGGATTCGAATTCCCGCGTCTCCCGTGGTGGAACGCAGAAAGGAAAACCAACCCCAACATCTTACCTTGGATCTCATTCCCACTCTTCCTATCACGGAAATTGGATGGGGCTCTTTGACCACTCCTGAAAAGGGCGGCAAAGAGGTGCGCACCGCAGCCGGCCAAGATCTGGCGCAGTTTCTTAACAACATTGCTCCCGGCGCCGACATTAGAGGGAAGATTGTAGAGCTTAATGAGTATTTTGAAAACCCGCTTCCCGAAGAGGAGGGCACCCCTGGCCAACAAATCAGCCGAACCATTTCCAACCTAGTCTTTTATAAGACTCTCACCAACATCATCACAAACTTTAACGCTGCTTCGGCGGGTTTTGCGTTCGAGTCTTTCTTAGCAGTCCTATTAGACGCCGAGACAGGCAAGCAGATCCCAGCGTCCGCGGCCTCTACAATCGCTGACATTGTGCTCTTTTCAGGTGGGCGCCCAATTTCGCTTAAGCTCTATAAAGAAGGGCAACTTAAGGTAGGTGGCTCCTATAAGCAGCTTATAGACGATCTTACCGGTCAGTACCCGACGATGGAATATATCGTTGTGACCAAAGATTTATCGGGGGAAGGGCTGAACCAAGAAGGGAAGTTAAACTTCTATGGTTTCAACTTCACCCTCCAAAATGTGCTGGAAATTCTGGCACTTAAGAGAAAGGAGATTAACCACCTCTTGCGCATCCCTTCGGTCTTTGCCACGGATACGGCCCAATTGGAACAGATGGTAGCAGAGGGGGGCAGCTTAGCGGACTTGCTTAAGATGCCGGGCCGAAGCGCAGTAAACCTTAAGCCGCTAGTGGGTGCTTTTATTCAGAGTGTTAAAGATTCTATGAAAAACGCAGGATTTCAAGATCAGACGATTGGAGAATTCGAAACCGAATTTGGAAATTTAGTGGACACTGAAACAGGAACCTTTAAAGGCACCGAGGATCGAGCAGCCCC